TAGATTTGTTATAGTAACTGCTGTTTGAGCAGACCAAGTTACATTTGTTACAACTGGATTTGGCATTGCGGTAAGACTTGCTCCAGTATTAACAATAATACCAGCACCAGCTGTAATATCAAATTTACTAGGATTACTTACATTTTTACTGATGATACCTCCATATAGAATACCTGTTTGTAAGTTTTCTATAAGACGATCATTTGGAATTCCATCCCAATTACCATAAAAGTTAACGGCAGTTACATCTCCAGTAGTTGTTGTATAGTTACCAGAAGAATCTATAAGATCTACCGGAGGATCATTGATTGAATATCCAGCTTTAGAATTAAATTTATTAATAGCCATATTTTATTCCTTATGGGATTATAACTGCTGGAGCATTCCAGTTTCTATCCATACCAAACATACAGAATGCAATAACTCTGTGACGCATGGTATTATTAGTTAATGGAGTAACTTCAATATTAAAGGTCTTTGTAGCAGACCTATAAGCAAAATTATAAGTACAAATATTAGTAGTTGTGGCTGTGTGGCCATACTCAGTATGCTTTGGGGAAGGTGATTGTGGATTTCCATCTCCATTCCAATCGTGATCCATAAGAACTAACATCTTAGTAAGTCTTCTTTTTGTTACTGCTTCTGGAGTAGCACTAGTACCAGTTGTATCTCCAACATCAGTTTCAATAATAACATCAGCAGAACCAATAATAACATTAGTAGCTATATCAGTTCCTTCGTATAAAGGAAAAGACATCAATACTTGATTTGCTGTGGTAGTTCCTGTAGTTATTTCGCTAGTTATAATTCTAGATACTGTAGAAATCTGTGGTGTATATAGAATTGGGTTATTATTATACACAAGATTACCGCTTCCAGTTTCATCATTAATAACTTGTGCTAGTTGTTCTGATGTTGTAGATGCAAATTGACCAAGCCCTTGGTTTCTATATGCATAAACACTTTCTGGTAATACTTTTACTGAACCTTTTAAATTACCTCTATCATGTGTTTGTTGATTAATATCAATCGGTCTTCGTCCGGGCATTTTGTTCCTTTCGCCATGCAGCATCAAACTCAGGATCACTAAGTCGCTTAGCTGCGATCCATTCTCTAACTGTTTCTGGGTTCTTATCACTAAGTACAGATTGAGCTAAAGCAGCTTCTTTCTTCTTATTGCTAGGAATCCAACCGATTGCTAATCTAATAGCTTGACCTATACCAGTTTGCCATAGTACAATAACTAAAGCAATACCGATAATAGATATAAATCCATATTGTAATAGAGTAGCCCACCAAGGAGTTATATCTTTAACATTACCAATTACACTTGCTATATCAGATGTTTCATCTAGAATAATCTGAGCATGTTTGTGTGCAACGGTAATATCTTGAGTGTCTAGAATCTTAATTGCATTTTCCTGAACTATATGATTGCTAGTAGAGATCTCATTTACAGAGGAGCAACCACATAGCAATAATATACTTAGGAATCTTTTCATAGCATTTGTCTTTCTAAAACTTCTATACGATGTCTTAGTTCTTTTAGTTCACCATACATTGTAATAATACTTTTACCTTGTTCAATATCAGTTTTAACAAGGTCTTTAGTAATATCTCTTAAGACCAATAGTTCGTCCATGCTACGATCAATCATAGCATCTCTTTTTCCTATTTTTAAAACAACGGTAACTACACCTATGGTGAGGATAGCCAGTTGTAACATTGAAACATAAACTGTAAGGCTATTATCATTCATTGTAGTTTCCTTATTATGCGGTTTTCATTAGAACTAGATTTACTAAATTAGCTCCAGTTAATCCAGTACAAGTAATAGAACCGCTTGTTGCTGGAATATTTGCTATTGTTGAAACAACACCAGCACTAGACATATTTATAGCATAACCAATCCATGTTCCAGAAGGTAAAGTTACGACATTACTTGCTGCTGGTTTAGAGCAGTAACCAGAATTTACTGTAGAGGTTAATGCTGTTGCAAGGTTTGGAACTAGAACAACAATAGTACTACCAATATTTCCATATAAATTACCATTAAAAACACTTGTAGCTACAATAGTTGGTGCTCGTACCTCAGCAGCATAAACTGAACCACCAATACCAACACCACCAGCAACTTGTAGTGCGCCAGATGTTGTATTTGTAGCAGCTTCAGTTGAAGATAATGTAGTAATTCCGCTAATACTTGTTGTACCAGTTACAGCTAGTTTTGTTGTTGGATTTCCAGTACCAATACCAACATCACCACCTGCTGTTATAACCATTCTTTGTGAGTTATTTGTAATTAAACCATATGGATGATTTGATAATGTTCCTGCATAAGCAATATCATCTCCAGTTCCAATATAACCCATTGATTGCGTTACATTAGTAGCTTGAAGTTTAGCTATTACTCCACCACCACCAACTACATGTAATTTTACATCAGGATTGTTTGTTCCAATGCCAACTCTACCAGCAGAATCAATACGCATTCGTTCTAAGCGAGCAGTTTGAAAAGTAAGTGCTCCAGTATATGAAGAAAGAATTGTGTTTCCGGTTGACGCAGGAACACCTTCAATTACAAACCCATTAGCCCAACTAGTAATTCCACCAGTAGTGCCTTGTGCATGCAAACTTCCATATGCAGTATTATCTGAATTGATTACTTGGATTCCATCTGATCCAGTTCCAGTTGTTGTTACTGTTAACTTAACTCCTGCACTTGCTGCTCCAATTCCAACTCGACCAGCTGAATCAATGCGTAACCTTTCACTATTACCAACAAAAAATCTCATATTAGCATTAGCATTTGTATCTGTATTCGATAATACAAGAGAACCTGTTTGATATTTAACAAGTTGTCCTATTGAATTATTAACTCCTGCGTTACAATCTATAGTAATTAAACGAATAGCTGATGCCGCTGATGCTCCTGTTGATAAATTGTAAATATCTAAATTTCTACTAGCATTTCCTGCTGGATAAACACTACCAATACTAGTATCACCATTAGAATCAATAAATAGTCTACTTTTATTATCAGTACCTAGTGTTAAAGAACCTGATTCTAAATTAGTAATATTAAGATTATTACTAGACAGTTGAATAAGAGAACCATCGCTTGTTCCAGTTCCTGTACTACTATTAAAAATTTGAATTGTTGCTGAAGTATTTGGGCTAGCAATAGTTAACATTCTTGAAGTTGGTGCTATACCAATACCAAGAGAAGATGAAGAATTCCATGTTGGACCACCAGCAGATAGTTTAGTTGGTGTAATAGAATAGTTTGGAATTGTTCCAATTGATGTATTTGATACAGTTACTTCTGTTGTTGTTTTATCAATTAATTCTTGAATAAGATAAATTAACTGCTTTACTTCAAGATTTAATTGAGCACTTGTTAGTTTGCTACCAGCAGACCACTCTACTAAAGTTTGATTGCTAACTGTTTTTCTACGAATTTTTATAGTATCTGTACCAGAAACAATACCCGGTACTGGAACATTAGCTAAACCAGTACCGTCTGGATCAAAATCATAAACAGTTGCTCCGCTATTTGGTAAATCAATAGCAGTAATTGTTTTGCTTGTTTCGTTAAAAGTAATTCTTGATGCTGGTATAATAAAGACTTGTTGTTTGTCTTTTTGTGTTGTTGCTGCGTTATTTAAAAAGTCTTCAATAGTAGAATAGTTTGTAGTGTCTCTTGGTGTAGTAAAAATTCTTTCTACTTCTAACTGGGCTGAGTGTGGAATACCATCAATAAGAGAAATAGTACTATAACTAATAGATGTTCCATTCCATGTTCCACTTGTACTAGTAGTTACGATTGTATTTGTATAAGGCATTATTGCTCTCCTAATTAAGCAGTTGGTGATGATTTCTGAATAAACTTACCTGCTAATTCCATATTAACAATGTTAACAGGAGTTGGATAATCAGAAACAATTTTAATTTGAGTTGAATCAGAGAAACCAAGAATATTTGCAGTAAACTCTCCTTCTTCTTCATAGTTTTCTAGGTTCAAAAGATCCTGATTATCATCAGTTCTTTGATTAGTAAACTTAGAAACAAGAGCTGTACGGCCTCTATTTGATACCTGTACATCGTAATTACCAGTATTCTTATGTCGTAATGTAATAGATCTTAGATTTAAAGATCCTTCAATAGCATTGTTATTTTGATCTCTAACAAACTGTGTAGATAGTTCTACTTCCATAGTAAACTTTATACCAATATAAACATTTCTATCAATAGAATAATCAATAACTCTTGAAGAATTAATTGGTACAAATCTACCATTAAAGATTAATTCAATATAAGTATCCTTTAAGAAATATGCTGCTGGAGATACAACTTCATATGCTCTATCGCCATCAACATCTGTTGTCCAAGTAGAGTCAGTAACTAGTTGTATATTTGCTATATCAGCATATGGGAATGTTATTGGAACTCTTATTTTTGTTTGATTACTATCTGAAGTATAGTCTGAGTTATTATCATACATTTTTATCTTAATCATTCTATCAAGTCTTGGAATACTTGGTGAATAAGATCTTAGATATGATTTTTCTATATAGTATCTATTTGTTTGTGAGGCTGCTGCTCCCGGTACTTGTCCTACAGTTGTAGGTGTTGTTGTACCTGATGTTGTAGCATTAGCTGTTGGTCTTTTAATTACAGAATATAAATAATCATTATAAGACTGATTAGATAGAATACTATCGTTTGTATTTAATACATATCTAAAGAAAGCATTCTGAAGATTTCTATCTCCAGCAAATCTTGATGCATGGAAATATAAATAATTCTGAGCTGCGTTATCTGACATGATAATATAGTTCTGTGCGGGTGCTACACAAATACTTCTATAGGTATTTGGTAAATAGTCAGGACAGGTTACAGTTAATTCTTGTGCTACTGCCAAGTCTGCTGATTCAGAACTAAGGTATAGATATAATTTAGATGAGTCAAAGAAGTAAATCAATGAACCCATTAACTGTGGTTCAATAAACTTAGCTGTTGAATAGAAAGCAGTTGGGGAGATTTCAGCAGTTAGTGGAGTAATTTGATTCTGAGATCCTTTTAATTCATACTGTATATTACCTAAAGTATTAATAAATAGATAAGTATTAAATGGAGTTAAAGATGAAATCTCACTAAAGGTATTAGAAGATGCTCTAACATCAATTGGATCGGTTGATACAATATTACTAGGATCTGCTAAGAATAAATCTTCATAAACGCCTAGCTGACTAGTGAATACAACATCCTCAGCAGCAAAGTATAAACGATCTCTAAATGTTGAGATTGCTTTGATCTGAACTTGTCTTGGTGTTACTTTGTCATCTGCCAAGAATACGCTTGGGCCGGGATTGGAAAACCTGTTACCACTAGTTCTTGGTTCCCAGTTAATTGGATTTGCTGTCCATTTTAAAGTAGCTGCTGCGTTGTATAGAATTTTCTGAGGCATTCTTTTTTTATCTACTACTGAATAACAGTCTGGACTACGAACCTTTTTAGTATAGGGTTTAGTAGTAGATGAAATAATTCTATAATAACCGCTTGTAAAGTTTAGATATGGTGCTGCTGTATAGTATATTTTACCATTACCAGAAGAAGTTCCATATAAAGCATTTAGAACTGTTTTAGCTGTATTATCATATGTAACACTATTTAAAACAATTCCGTTATTTCCATTTACTTCAGCATATTCTGGTGGGAATCTAATCTCACTAAAGTCTGCTAAAGACTGTCCAAACCAAGGTTGTGTTGCATCATGCCAAATAAAATCTTCTACTTCAACAAAGTAACCAGAATAAGCTGTTATAGTGCTACTGCTGGTTATTGTAGATCCAGTAGAAATAGATTCAATTGTAAATGTTGTTCCATTTGTACCCCAATTACTAAGAGTAATTAAACTACCGTCTGATTTTGCAGCATATACTTTAGATTGAGTTGATGGGTTTATAGTTACTGGGGTACTAGTTGATGGTGTTCCATATGTTAATCCAGTAGGAAGACTTGGTGCTGCGCCTAATGTTACTGTACTACCAACTGTTAAAGTACCAGTAATAGTTGTACTAGTACCTGCTGATGTATTTAAATACCAATAAGAATTAGATCCTTTAGTATATCTTGCTGATGAATAATAAGTAAGTTTTGTTCCAGTTGTATCTGCTGTTGCGGTTTCTACTCCAGCTAAACTAAATAACTTACCACCAGTACCAGCACCGTTCCAACCAGATTCACCACTAGTAAATCCAGCATATACTAAAGTATTAACAATAATAATACTGTTGCCAACAGTAGTTGCTTTTAAAACATCTTTAGAGTTATTTGTTGAATTACCATAAGTAATATACGATCTGGTATCTGCATTTATAATAGTAGAGTTTTGTTGATTAGTAGCAGAGTATTGAGTTTCGTCGCTCCAAGTACCGTCTGGTCTTAGTCTAAAAGCATAGACTAGAACATCAGTAGATCCTGTTGCTTTATAATCAATAACTACAAGAAATCTATTATCTTCGTTTATATTAAACCAATAAAACCAATAATCTTTAGTTGTTCCTACTGCATGGCTTAGTGGAAATAGATCTATTCTGTTTGCGTTTGGTACTGAAGATGATGCGTCATTATTCCAAATATTAGATGCACTATATTGAATAACTGTTTCAAAACCCGGTCGTTTTTCAAAAGATCTTTCTAAAGATACAAGAGCATTATCCATATTCTCTGCTTCGTTTGGTAATCTTTTAGATTGAGCTTGTCTACTTACACCACCACTAAGAGTATAGATTGGTATGTTTGTTGTTACAGCCGGACCTCTTGCTTTTGGGTATCTTCTAGCCATTCTTATACTCCTCGCCAGTAGCGATATCTATTTGGATCATAAACATATGGGTTTCTAAAGATGGCTCCTCTGGCATTAGCATCACCATCTTTAAATATATTTCGTTTCTTATCATTGATATCAGCAGCCTTGCCTTTTATATTAAACATTTGTTCTTGGTAACTTAAGAATTGATCGGCTGCTGGATCACCTTGTGTTAGGATTTGATAATTTCTAGCAGCACTTGCAAGAATAGCTCTTTGGCAAGCGGTATCTAAATGTTCCCATTTTAATTTTTTAACTATTTCAATATAATAATCAATACCAGTTGTCCAAACATCGGTATCATCTGTAAAGTTATACAATTTAATTGAGTTAGCACTTCCAGTACCATCATTAAACACTTTTGCAACTATTTGTTGATTATCTGAATTTAAGTGTAATGACATTAGGTCAGCAGACATAATACCTTCTTCATCTGTATCTGCACCAACATCAAAATAAATCTTTCCGTTGGTGTCTGCATTAAACTTTCTAACTATTTTATTATTAGCTAATCCTCTTAATTGAAAGTCAATGCTTGCTTGTTCTAGAATTGTATCTGCAATTCCTGTATCAATACCTGAGTTATTAGTAAGATCGGCTACAGGAGCTTCGCCTGCTGCCAGTAACATTTGGTTAATAGCTTGTAGCTTTGTAATAAAACCCATATAGCCTCCTTATAAAAAAGAAAAAATAAACCACCCGACTCCCACTTAAGGGAGCCGGGGGTAGATTATAGATCACCTCCTGTCAATCATGTTTAAACAAATAAACGATATTAACAGTAAGATTAATCATAATTAGGCAGTTACTGCGTATTCTGCGGCGAAACCGTTTTGTAGGTTAGCACCGACGATTGTTGCTAGTTCGCCTCTGGTATCAATTTCAGATGATGCATCTGCATCAGTATCGTTGGTAGTGCCAACGAGGATCTGGCATAGTTCTGGACGAAGAATACCAGTACCCTTCATCATGCTAGCTACGGTGAACTGAGTATTTCTGCGAACATCCTGTACGGTGTCAACCTTCATACCCATTAGTGATAGGCCAGCAACTGCTTCTGGCTGGAAGATAGCACCGAAGACATTGAATTCTGAGAAGTCAAGATTGTACTTGGTTGAACCAATTACGCTGCTTGAGTAATCCTTAGCAACTGGAAGGTGATTGCTCTTGATGATTCTGCAACCCATATATTCTAGGCTATCAGATAGAGTATTCAGTCCCATAGTGTATGGAGCACCAAGACCACCGTATTCTGAAGCACCACCAAACATTGGATTCTTGGTGAAGTTAGTACCGGGTAGTGAACCAGAACTAGCTAGATCACCAGATCTAGTAATACCAAGACCACGAATTACTTGGAATACTTTTGGTGGAACTACGCAATATACATTGTTAGTTGGGAAATCGTTTTCCTGCATCTTAACCATGTAGTTTTCAATTGCTTCAAGAATTTTGAGAGCAGCGGTTTCTGTACAAGCTGATACAGCAACACCTGCGGCTGAGGTAGATGTATCTACAATAGCTGGAGCAGGGAAGTTAGCAATATCAAGACCTCTTGGATCTAGGGTAGAACCGCTACCTGCGTTCCAAGCGTAACCAAGTGGGCTAAGTAGACCAGCGGCACAAATAGCTACTGCTAGTTGCTTATCGCGGGTATTAGCTAGAGTCTGGCCAGCTTGACGAGCTAGTTCGCTACGGTAATCCCATTGGGTTACTAGAGCATCTACATTGTCGGTTTCAAAGTGAGCGGCCATTGGACGCTTATCTAGGTTAACCTTGAAAGTAGTTGAACTACCACCAGCACCACCTAGTTCTTCGCCTGCATCCCATGATGCATTTAGAGCTACAGTACCAGTTACTGGGAATTCATAAGAGAAACCACCAGTTAGGGACTTATTAGTAACTAGATTTTCAAATACATTGTATTGATCATATGCGTGAATTACTTCACCACTCCATAGTGGGAGCCAGAGCTTATTAGCTCCTGCTGCACCACCTGTTGGAGCTGCTGAGTTACTAGCGCGATATGCAATATCACCGTCTGCGAGATTTGTAATGTTTACACCCATAGTTATATACTCCTATATAAAGTTTAAAATAGTAAATTAATAGATAAAATTAGTAAAACGATAAAGTAACATAATCACAATTTGATTATTCCATAGGAGTCATGCTTGTGTTACTTTCTTTATTTTGCTATCCATTACCATTTAGGGGGATTTGCTTAATAAAGTCAGTTAGGTAACTGAGTAATATCGGACATCATAATGCGTTGTTCTACTGCCTGACGGAACTTAGGATCACTATTGTATCTTGGGTTTCCTCTATCAGAGTAAAACTCTCGCTTAGTCCTATAGGGTATTAGTGCTTGTTTAGTTGAGGCCACATTGACCTGATTCTTACTAACAGGCATTTCCTTACCCTTTGCTGTACCAACGGTGGCTTTTTCATACTTAGCTTGTAGACCCAACAAAGCAACTTCCCAACTTGGGCTAGCTAGGGTAGCATTAATTTCTGCTTGTTGCTGAGGAGTCATAGTCTTTGCAGCCCATGCAAAGATACTGCTAAGTTTACTCTTATCACCGACAATATCAGCAGCCTTAGAAAAAGCTTCTCTTGATCTTGCTCGTTGACCTTCTACATAATCAGTAATCATTCTATCACTAAAGCCAGTCTTTGATTTAATTTCTGTGATTGACTCAGTAGATAGATCATTACTTATAGCAACTTCCATAGACCACTTAGACCAATCTTCTTCTGAGATTGTTGGTTTAACTGGTTCTTTAGTTACTACTTCTTCTTTCTTAGTAATATTTGGAATTCTTAATTCTTCTGGAATTTTTACTTCTGGTTCAGAAGCTTGTACTACTGGTTCTTCAGAAACTGTTTCTTCTACATATGTTTCATTAACTGCACCATTTTTTTCATATGTTTTCTTAAGTTCAGCTATTTCCTGTCGAGCCTTAGTATATTCCTTTTGGGCATTCTTTAGTGAATCAAACCAAGAATTAGTATCTTTAAAATTCTTTGGAATTTCAAGACCTTGGTTCTTTACATAAATCTCAAATGCCTTTCTATCTCTAGCACTATGCATATCTTCTGCGCTAGATGTCTGAGATTGTTCAGTTTGTTTAATCTGAATATCAGCCTCGCTTGTAGCTGGTGGTTGTTGATATTCAAAAGTTTCCTGAGTCTCATTAGTTTCGTCTATCATCATATCTCCTTAGTTATTGTCTTTACCACGATTAGTGCGTCGGGATACTACTCTAAGATTTCTTAGTCCATTAGTACCACCTTTAGATAACGCCTTCTTATGGTCTACATCCTTACCATCACCCTTACGAACACGACCTGTTTTTTCTAGTTTACGACGGGCTGTTACTCTTAGTGATCTTCGCTTACGATAAGCGGCAGTACCATGATATTTTGCATATTCTTTTTTATAATTTCTTTTAGTTGGCATGTTATATTATACCGTTACATTTGGACCTGCTGGTAGTTTATTATCTACCATATAGGTATTTTTATTTGTTGAAGCTGACTTAATAAAACGCTTCCATAAAGTAATATTTGTTGGAGTTGCTAGGTTATTAGTTGACGCTGAACTTGTACTTGCTTGAATTCTTTTAATATTCTTTATATCAATAGGAAGTAGTTCACCATTTCTAACTCTAATTTCAACAATATATTCAGAATCAGTTGATAAAGATACTAAAGTATTTGCTGAATTATAAACTTGAAAATCAACATTATCGCCAGTATCATACACAAGTTGTAATACACATAATTGTGATGGTAATACAGCAGCTCCTGATGGATTAGCACCAAAAGAAATAAAATCTATTTCTAAGTTTTTAATATAATCTGGAATTGTAATTGTAGTACTTAGTGGGTTTGTTCCAGCAACATTACCTACAACACCTCCAGTACTAGATCCTGAGTTATATGGAAGTAAATTACATATAGGTAATATATAAAAATATTCATTAGCAACAGAGGCTGAAAATAAATCTGACATTGTTGTTATCCTGTATAATCTGGGTTAATATATGCATTAAGACCAACTGGTAATTTACCATCAGCTATAAATGAAAATCTATTATTTGCGGTTGATTTAAAAAATTTTTTCCATAAAGTAATATTATAAGGTCTTGCCTTATTATTTTTATCTGGTGAAGAAGTTGGAGCCGGAAGATCTTCGTTAAGCAAATATGCAATATCTTCTATAGCATATACACTTTTAAGATCTATTGGTATTAGTTTTCCATTAGGGACTTTAATTTGTGTTCTATATAAATTATCTTCTGCAAAATTAAATGAAGAACCAATGCCATCATAAAATGGATTTATTCCATTTACTAATTCATAAATTAAATTACAAGTAATTATATAACTTTCATTATTAAGTGGATTTGCAACGCTACCGTTTGCAGTAACACCAAATGAAATATAATCTATATCTAGTTTTTTAATATAGTCTGGAATAATATAAGTTTCAATATTATCGTTATATTGAGCAGATAATCCACCAGTTGTTGTTGATGTTGAATAACCTCTTGATGTCCATTCAATCCATGTTTGATCAGTTACATCTGGAGCTGTTGGGATATCTGGTATATTACAAACTGGAAGAATATAAAACTTTTGATTATCTATTTTTGCTTTTAGAAGATCACTCATTATTATTCTCCATAAGTTTTTTTAATAAATCAGAATACTGCATCCTTATTTTATTTAACGCTTTGATGACTTCTTCATCTTTGAGGAAGCTGTCATATTCTTCTTTGATTCTGCTTGCTTCCCAGTCATTCTTGTTGTTGTTCCACATGCACATTTAAATTTAGTCTTCATTTCCAAGACACCCTTTTTGATGAATTTTTTCTTCGCGTACCTTTTTTATTACACATTGCTTTAGTAGGACGACAAGCAGGATATCCTTTACGCTTGTCTTTAGAACCAGATCTACCACAAGGCTTACCAGTCTTGCAGTCTATCCAACCCTTACCACTATTACGACTAAACCAACCGTGTAATCCTTTTTTCTTTTCTAAGGAAAACTTATCGGCCACGGCGAACTCTCTTTGCTAAGAAACCTTTTCCTTTGCGACATTGAACAGCAGCACCGCTAGCATAAGCACTAGGCCATACTTTATAAGCAGCCTTAGCAGCTTTTGCACAAGCGTCTAATGGTTTCTTTTTCTTTTTCATTTCTTTTTCTTTTTCTTTGAATACTTAGGTAGACTTTTGATGGAACTTGTTTTCTTAGCCATCTTTTTTGCAATTCTTGGATGAGTAGCAAACATAAACTTTGCTTGTTGTTTTGATTTAAAAGGCATTATTTTTTACACTTTCTACCCTTTGGGCAACTAGTCTTAGATCCCTTAGGACCAGACCACAGGTCTTTACAAGCCCAATATCGGGCTGTTAATTTATTACCAGCAGATGAACACTTGTGTCTAGCCTTGAATGATTTTCTGGCTGCTGCTGAATAGTTATTGCCATAACCAGTAGCACCATAATGAATAATTTTTTCCTGACCATTAGCACAAGCTTTTACAACACGCTTTTTGGCCGGATTAGGAGACTTTTGTGGTCTATTACAAGCCATTTTTGCTTTATTTAATGGTTTTCTCATTGTTGCATTCCTGTTAATTGTTGTGGATTAATACCTAATTGTTGTAGAACTGCTCCAATATTCTGTCCACCAGTCTGTTGTAAGTCTTGTTGAGCAGCTTGAGATGCTGTATTAACAACACCATTTGTAATAGCACCACTAGCTTGTTGTTGCATCTGTGATTGCATTGCCTGTTGTTGAGCCATCTGTTGTTCTTGCATAATTTCTTCTTCAGACTTAACCCACATTCTTGGGTCAAAGCCAAGAGATGATATTAAAGCCTTTGAATAAGCATCCCAACGGAATGTTTGTAATGCCTGTGGTGGTAGGTTTCTAACCATCTCACCCATTTGCATTAGTTTTTGTAGATCTGAGTCTTTAGATAAGGCTTGAAGACCAGTTACAATTTCAATATTAAGAGTTCCATCTTTATCGTAGAATTGTTCTGTCATTCTTTCATCTATATCGCCAGTATCTAACATGACAAAGACTGCTCTTTTAACAATTGGTTCCATTAAATCTCTAGCAATAGATGAGAAAGCCCCACCTAGTACTGTTTCTAATTCAGAACCAATCATTCTTACGGCAGTTGCTGTTACTCTATCACCAGTAGGAAGTGCTCCTCTTGTCATTAAGAAGGCTTCAGCTACTTCTGTACGCATTTCTTGTACTGCACCTTGTGTAGATGCAATTTGTGGATTTAAAGTATTAGCTGGACTGATACAGAATATATCTTGCTGCTTTGCTGGAACAAATGTACCATTACTAGCAGAAGCAATATCATCAATTTCGGTTAAACCACCGGGATCAACACCAATCCAAAAGGTTGAGGCTGCTGCCATACCTTCAATATGGGCTTGTGTATAGTTTTCTAGTGATGTTAAATCACCTAAAATATCTTCACAATGTGATCTACCGTAGTTTTCGCCAATAATACCATACCATCTTAATGGAATTAATGGAAGAACTTTATATTCTCCTTCCATAACAACTTCACCATCTTCATCTTCTTTACGACCATACCAACCAGAGTCATCTTCGTTTAAAACATATTGACAATAAAGTGTTTTATAACCTCGTCTATATTCAAGACCAGATGCTCCTGCTTGATCAGCAGATTCTTCTAATGGATCAATTGGAATATACTCAAGATGAATTAATTCTATTACTTTACCATGAACATTTCTTTGAATTGTATACTGATCACATCTAAGATTCTTAAATGAAAAGTCATCATCCATTACAGTCATTACATCACCAACAATAATAAGATGTTGTAATGCTTGGAATATTGTTTCTCTTAAGTTATTAGATACGATTTTATTATATACTTGGTAACTAAGAGTTTCAAGATATGATTTAATTTCTGGAGTTGCTTCAGCACCAGTCTTTAATGCAAATTTAAAGAATGGGGTATCGTTCAATGGCATTAGTGCAGATAACATTCTGCTTGCCATTGCTGTAACACCTCTACTGGCTATAGATGAGTATGGTTGTGGTAGCGCAGTATCTTCTGTCCAACCTCTTGGTGGCAGAACAGAAGGAATGGTTAGACTCGCACACTTACGAGCAAGGTCGATTCGGTACTGTCTACGCCCATCTAGTGTTCTAAACCGTTCCGCTAAAGTTTGTTCTGCCATGTGTTACCTCACTTTGGTCTTTCAGTAGTTCCAGACATTCCCTTTAATAAAGATTGTGCAAGATCTGCTCCTAGCATTTGACCGCTAGCTTTTTTAGTTTGTTCTTGTTGTCCCATAGCTTGTACTTCTTGTGCAATCTGAGCTTCTGCATCTTGTTGAGCAGCAATCTTTTGTTGTTCAGCTAATTTCTGCGCTTCTAAAAGATCTTTTTCAGCCTTAATTCTGTTTTGTTCGTATTCAGCTAATTTGGCTTCTCGTTTTGCTTCTGCTTCATCAGCATAAACTCTTTGCTCATCTAGCAATTTTTGATATTCAGTTTGTGACATTCCGCCTGAAATTGTTGGTGCTCCACCCATTTTTAATCTCCTTAATATGGTCGTGCTTCAAATTTAGGAGTTGGTTTTACACCTTGAGTAAATGTACCAACCCGTTGTACTCTTGCTAATGCTTGTTGTCTAGACTCTCCGCTACTAACATCCATTACTTTTCGTTGTTCAGCGGGAACTTTAGCTTGTGTTCCAAATGATTTATCTAATGCTTCTAAAGTAGATAATGTTGCTTGCTGTGTTTGTTTAATTGATGCTGCTGTATTAGTTGCTGATTGTAATACTTTAGGAATTTCAGCACTCATACTAGTTGCTGTAGATGTTATTAAATCATTATACTGTTTAATCCAATCTTTATTAAATTTAGATGGATCTGCTTTATATTTATTAATATAAGTATCTCTTAAACTTGTATATTTAGTAATATCACCAGATAGTTGCTGCCACGCAGTCCAGTCAGCAGTTGCTAATTGTTCTTTAGAAATATTTGCAAAATCTTTACCAAAATATTTTTCTTGTTCTGCCATAAGATTACTTAGAACAGTTTGTTGTGGAGCAATAAAATCTTTATTAATAACTCTTAAATTATTCCAATCCCTAGTAAGCCTATTTCTTTCTTGAATAGATTCTGGATTAGCTAGTTTTAATTTATTTAATTGAGTTTGTAACTTTGCTGCTGCGTTAAGATCGGCTGTTGTTGGATAAGATGTATACCAGTGATTACCAGAAGTGCTAATAGTTTTATTTGATGTAAGAGTTTTAATTTGGTTTTCTAAAGAATTCATTATACCCCAATCTCTAGTTTTTGCTTCTTCTCCTTGAAGCATCGTACCAGTTGCATTTAATGCATCCCCTAAAGCAGATACTGATGTTTCTGTTTTAAGTTTAGATAAGTAAGTTAATGGTTCTTTTAACTTTTCTTCTGCTGTTGTTGTTGATAATGGATTATATTCTTTAGCAACTTTATAGATATCACTAATACCAGTAGAAGTTACTGGTCTATTTTGAGTTGTTTGTTCAAGATAAGAGGTTTGTCTAGGTCTTGTTGCGGTTGGGATAATATTATCTTGTTTTCTTAAATTAACCATACCAGCGGCTTTTCTTTGTGCCGCAGCTAATTGTTGAGTTCTTGTTATTTCAGATGCTCGTATTGTATTAGCTTGTTGCAGTAAATTAGTTAAATATGAAATACCTTGCATATTAGACATTTAGCCTCTCCTTTCTTTGTTTTTCAAATATAATTTTTAATTTAGTAACAACATCTACTTGACCAGCAGCAAAAGCAGCTTCTCTAGTAAAATCATCAGAGCTTAAAGATGGATCGTATGGTAGATGATTGTACATCTTCTCCAGAAACTTTATCAGATCCTCTTCTATTTTCGGATAATTCATTATATTTACTTTCTAGTTCTTCAATTTTTTCCATTAAAGTTCTTACAACAAGAACTAATTCTGCTATATTTAGTGTTGAACCTAATTTTAATCTAGTTGATACTTGTTCTTTTGAATACATTTGTTTACCTCAAGAAAGATCTACAATTTCACAAGCTCCGGCTGTGCAAGCCATAGCATGAGAAGCTTTTGTTGAATCTTCTTTTTCATAGTTTTGTAGCAATGACCAATCAACCTCAATCTTTGGAGTCATGTTATAAGTTCTTGCGTCAATTTCTTCAAATGGTGCTTGAGCATAAACATGATCTGATTTAGGAAGGAAAGAAATACCAGAAATTTCATTAAAGTTTTCGTATACCCATTGACCAATTGATAAGAACTCATCATCACCATATGATACAGTAATAGATGGCTTATGGTGGCAATAGGATTGCTGATATGTATTCCATAATTCTAGATGATCTAAAGCCTTTAGATTCTTTTGTGTAATAGAATCTGCTGGTGCTTTCTGAGCAAATGTAAAGATTGTTGTTGAATCGGGATTTACAACACAATCTTCTGATTGAACACCAGAATCCTTTAGGAATGCACACATTGGATCTTTCTTATCCATACGAACTCTTCGATAATAGAACTGAGCATATCTTGGGTGAAGGCCGCTGGCTGAATCAGCAAGGCAACTAGTAGTTCCTTCTGGTTTAATACAAGTAATTGACTTACTTGGGTTAATACCAAGCTTTTCAGACCACTCTAGATTAATTTTTGTTGAGTGTTCTCTAAATGATTCAAGAGCATGGGCTAGTTTACCCATTCCCTTGGAGCCATTCATAAGCGCATTATCAAAGATACCAGTCATTGAAACTCCAAGCAGTCTTTCTTCTTCACAATTCTTTTGCCAATCATTTGAAAGATATGGGAAGTTTGTAAACATACTCTGAACTGTACCAATAATGGTAGCTATTTCAATTTTCTTCTTAATAGAAACAACTGTATCTTCTGGCTTAAGTACAATAGTACTAAGGTTACAGAATTGATTTGGTCGTAGAATAATTTCTGAGCATGGGTTAGTACCGTACTCAACATTTTCATTTCGACCAGCCTTAACCGCAATAGCTCTCATAGCTTGTCTATTGCAAATACCACGCTCACCTGAGTGACTATTATACAACTCAGTCCACTCTTCTAGGAATTGACCTAGTGATGGACGGCTGTAATAGATGGCTGAGTTATTTGCTAGTGCTCTGTGTCCACTAGATGCCCACCAAGATCCGCTTTTACACTTAGCCATTTCTCTGTCGGATAGATCTGACAATGAGATCATGGCTGATCTACGAACACCACCTACAATTACTGACTGTGCAATCTTGCAGCAAATGTCGTGGCATTCTAGTGCTGTAAGGGATCTACCTTGAGCAGTATAGAATGTTTGTGTAATAAATCTAAAGACTTCTTCAAGAGGACCGGGGCCACTAGCGCGACCACCAAAGGTTTTTAGTTTAGCACCAGATGGTCTTACCTTACTGGTGTCCCACTTTGGATGGATACCTTCATAAAGATTTGATATTAGATTAAAGAGTGCATTACACCATCCTTCTCTTGAATCACCTACTTCAACAATCTTATTAAAATTCTTTTCAATTTTTGCTGGTACTTGTCCTAGTTTGCTAGTACATCGTTGTTCTACAGAGTAGCCAACGCCAGTACCACACATAAGAATGTACATAAGATTACTGAATGATTTAATTGAATCTATTTCTAGATAAGAACAATTATACAATGCTGTATGATCTTTATCAAGGGCTGGTCCTGCGGTCATTAGACCACGCATACTTGGAAGTACTTCTAGATTTAGAATAGCTTCCTTAATATCTGGCCGTTCTAGAAGGACAGATGCCTTGCTAGAAAAGTAGTTCCACCAACGGTCTACGGTTTCTTCCCAAGTTTCTCTTCGACCCTCTGATTCAATCCAACGGCTGTAACGACTTAGTGCAATAAAGTTTTGAAATGTATTCATTATTTAGTTCCTGTTGATCCAAAACCACCATCATTTCTGATAGTTTCAGTTAGTGTTTTTGTTCTAATTAATTCTGGTGTAAAACAATCAATTAATAGTAACTGAGCTATTCTATCTTCGTTATTAATAGTATATCTTTTAGAAGCTGAATAGTTTCTAAGAGGAACTTTAATTTCTCCTCTGTAGTCAGAATCAATTAGACCAACACCATTAGCTAAACCAAGTGGAGAATTAAGAGAAAGGCTAGATCTAATTAAAAGAAGACCGCATTTTCCCTTTGGTATTTCAATATGAAACCCAGTTGGAACCAACATTGTTTCTCCAGCTTTAAACAAAATAGAGGATGTGGTTAGTTTTGCAACTAAATCATATGCCGCAGCACCATCTGTTTTTCGTTCTGGAACATACGGACATTTAATATTTATTTTTGGTATTTGCTTTTCTTTCTTAGGAAAAGAAAAGTAATATGTTTGGTGTTTATAACTATTAGTTATTTTTGTGTCTTTTAATCTAAATAGTTTTTTAAACCATATTTTTAAATTATATGGCAAATAAACGGTATACATTAGTAAATATCTCATCATTTCTTACCTCTTTCTGAAAATATCTTTTAGCTCCAACAATTGGGAGTCCAAAGAATTATCTCTTTATCCACATCTTTTGTGGTAATTTTATTGACTGATAGCTCACCATAACGCAAGATTCTTACACATCTAGCCATAGCTATGCAATAATCATAACTATATCTGTTTTTATTTCTATCTAGGGCTTGCTCATAAGTTGCCAAAACCGCTGCTGTTCTATTAGAAATAGGAACACTATCTATTATCTTAGATGCTTTGGCTGGCCCCATCTTCCAAATACCCGGAATATTGTCAGTAGTGTCGCCTGTTAACCATTGTAAGTGGAAGTTTCTATCTGCTTCTTCCTCAGACACTAGGACAGGCTCTGCTTCCTTGTCTGGATTCCAATGCCATCCCGGCACACTACGGAGATCCTTGTCGATTGTGACGGCTATACAGCCCCTAGATGGACTAGAGGCAGCAATACCCATGAAGTCATCAGCCTCAATTTGATTACCTACTACAAATTTATTACATATATTTTTAACAATTTGTTCTACTTCTAACCTACAATCAGGAGCATGGCTTCCGGTATCTCTATGTGCTTTATAAAGTTCCCATATCTTTCGCCTAAAGTTTTTAGACCGTGGACATGAAAAGGCTAGAAGAACTTCGGTTACATTTGGCGGGGTCCAAGAGGATATAGCATGTTCTGCCCATAGTTCAATATCCTCTAGACCCTCAGCCTCTGCCCTAAAAGCTAATCTATAAGCTATAATGTCTCCATCCAAGATTGCTTTCATTGTTTACCTTCTTCTTCATCTAAAGCTTTATCAAGCAAATCCATTAATTCTTGGATTACTTTGTCTTGATTAGGCTCTCTTCCTTCTCTGTTTGCTTTGCATAGTTCGCAATCACAAGCAGCTCTACTTGTATCCGCAATAAGGTTTAACCAAGTAGGAATATTCTTTAAACAATGCTTTTTAAACACATCTAAAGTGCTATCGTTTGTAAGTTTATATTGAAATACATCATTATAATCTTTATGATTATCTTCAATACTGTTTGCCATTTCTTCGCTTGGGTGATTACGCCACTCAGCCTGATCTTCAATAAGCTTTCTCTTGCCTTGTCTAATAAAGATTGTTGTAGCACCATATTCTCTAGCCTTAGCTACTTCGTTCATATAGCGACAATCATCAACAATAACAACTCTTTCCTTCCAAAGATCATCGACTTCTAGTAGAGTTTGTTCTTCTTTTCTAATTGCTTCTACAGCAGCAGTCCACTCATTTACCCAATGATCTGGATTCTTGATTCGCATAGATTCGCCTAATGTTTGGCAAAACTTTCTATACTCTTCTGAGTTCTTATCCTTACTTAGTCCTTTACTTTCAGCGGCTTTCTTAAGACCATAAGCAAATGGAACCATCTTAGGAGTAAGGTTATTATTTAGACAATACTCAGCAATAATATTTGCCATTGTAGTCTTACCAACTCTTGCCTTACCGCCAATCATTACTATGATCATGTTGTACCTCCTCTAGTAAAAGACTAGGAATGTTTCTGTTTTGTAGTTTGTAACCAAGATTACTATTTAACCAATCAACTGCTAGCGTACCACAATGGTGTGGATTATACTTAATAAATCTACCAAAGAAAAACCAAAAAATTAACTTATACCAAGTACTTACTTTGTGTGTTTCTGTTACTTTTTTAACTTCTTCAATACAAGTATCATAACTTCCCATGTACTTTTTGTAGATTAAAACCGCTCCTTTTTTCTCAAGGATATATGTAGTAAGTAATCTACATCTTTCACCATCTAAAACCATAGGAGTTAAACTAGCAAAAGGTAAATCAAATATTAAAGCAACATGAGTTACTTTAGATCTTGTTAATAGTTTTATTAAAGTACTTCTAAACCAACCTAAACCAGTAGTGTTATCATAAAATGCTAAATATATATCTGCTTTCATTAATGTGTTTCACTCCAGTTAGAGCCAATAGAATAGTTTGCATCAATCCGTATCTTAAGGCCCAACTTTTCGCCAGCCTCTGTAGCAGCTAGAGTTACGATCTTACCTACTTCATCAGCAATAGTCTTACTACATGAATATTGTAATTCGTCGTGAACATAAGCAACTTGATAAACTTGATTACCAAACTTTTTCTTTAAATTAACATATGCAATGCACATCCATAGTTTACTGACAATAGCACCTGAACCCTGTAAAAGTGTGTTTAGAGCAGCGTGTTCTGATCTTACTGGAACAGTACGACCATCTGGTAACTGTACACCCTTAGTCTTTGCTACAGAGAACTTTACTTCTTGTTGTACCTTGTCAAGAGCAGGAATTTCTTTTTGGAATTTAGATCTAATTTGACTACCAGCATTTCTATTACCACCAATAATCTTTCCTAGCTTTTCATCTCCAGCCCCATAGCAATAGGCATAGATAAAGGTCTTGGCAGCATCTCTGTTAGGAAGTCCTGCTGCTTTTTGATTATAGATATGAATATCATCGTTTAAGATTTTATCACCATACTTACCGTTGTCATACTTTGCCATGAAATGAGATAGCATTCTTAATTCAAGACCCTGCAAGTCAGCACCAACTAGAACATGATCCTTTTGTACGGGGCAGAATAAAGCCCTAGCACGGGGATCTTTGCTAACCTGTGCCATGTTAGGTTGGCTATGTGTGCAACGCCCTGTAGCGGCTCCTTGTGCGTTTACAAGCCCGTGAATCCGTCCATCCCTAGAGTGGTGAGATCGTGTGTTCCAGTCTTCTACTTGACCCATTAATTTAATACAATCAAAGTATTGAACTAGTTTCTTTGCTTCAGGAAAGTCAAGCTTTGACAAAACTGCTTCATCAACCTTTGGATTTCCTTTGTCTGTGAGGGGTGCTTCCCATCCGTACTTTTCAAATAATCTACTTGCAATTTGCTGACGAGAACCGGGATTAAAAATTTCAATTTTATCTTTGAGGCGTTTATTTGTTTTTTGTGAATAACGCTCAATAATCTTGTCTGGAAAGATTTGACGCATCTCGTCTTCAATCTTAGCCCTTTCAATTAAGAGTTCACCAATTAGTTTATCACCAGCGTTTGAGTTAAAGCCAATACCGGAAGTAGTTTGCTCTGCGAGAATCTTTGATACCAGATGTTCAAACTTAACTACACGGTCTGGAACCTTGCAGTGGATTTGTTGATAGCGAAAGATATCTGCGGTAAGCATAACATCTTGCACACAGTAAGTTAACATTTCTTCTGAAAATGTTTCCCATCCACCTTGGTAATCAATCTTATCATTCTTTAGGAACTTGCCCCAAGACTGTAGAGAGTTATCTCCAAGTGGGTGGTCATTAATATCTGGATACATTAACTTTGATATGATGAGCGTGTCGTGATATTTAGTACACTTGAAATCACCAACAATCTTACGAACAGCTGAGATATCAAAGAAAATATTATGGCCGATTATAATTGTTGCTTTATCTAAAAGACTTAGTAGGGCCATGATATTATCTTTAGTAAACTTATAAGTAGTACCTGAATCAAGATCATGTGCTACGGCACAATGAATAGTGTCAGCTTCTTTGATGATCTTGTTACCATCAAGAGAAACTTCATTCAAACCGTTTGCCTCAACATCAAGTACTAGTCTCATAGTATACTCCTTATTCAAAGAAATCGTTAAGCTGTCTGTTAACTCTTACGAATGTAGTTCTCTTTGGTAGATCTTTTATTTTATCTGCGCCAACATAAGTACAGGCAGAACGAACACCACCAAGAATTGATTGCATTGTTTCTGAAACTGGACCAGTATATGGAACATTAACAGTCTTACCTTCAGATGCTCTATAAGTAGCTACGCCACCAGAATACTTACCCATAGCAGTATCTGATGACATACCGTAAAACTGCTTAGAAATAGGATATTCTGCACCATGCACATTTGCAGTTATGGTTTCTCCACCAGCTTCATCCGTACCAGCAAACATACCACCAATCATAACAAAATCTGCACCCGCTCCAAATGCCTTGGCAACATCTCCCGGACAAGTGCAACCACCATCCGATAGAACATAGCCATTGAGTCCGTGTGCGGCATCAGCACATTCCATAATACATGACAGTTGCGGATAGCCAACACCAGCAACCTTTCTAGTTGTACATACTGAACCGGGACCAATACCAATCTTGATGATATTAGCACCAGCCAATAGTAAAGCCTCAGTCATTTCACGGGATACAACATTACCAGCAATAATTGCTTGATTAGGAAATAGACCTCTTACTGTTGAGACATACTTAACAAACTTTTCTGTATATCCATTAGCAACATCAATACAGATAAATCTAATACTTGGATAAAGATTAATAATTTGTTGTGCCTTGTCGATTTCAGCAAAGTTATCCTTCCCCATGCCCATAGTATAGATAATATTATTAGATAGATTACCAGCAAGAACATTAGCTTCTTTCCATTCGTTTACAGTATAATATTTATGTAGTGCCGTTAGTGCATTAAACCCTGCTAGTTCTTGTGCAATACCCCAATTACCAACAGTATCCATATTACTGGCTACAATTGGAGTACCAGACCATTGCATAAGTCCATTAGGTAGACTAAACTTAAAAGTTCTAGTCATTGATACTTCACTTCGACTATTGAGAGTTGATCTTTTTGGTCGAATAAGTACATCTCTAAAATCAAGCTTAATATCTTCTTCTACTTTCATACAAACTCCTTTGGAATTGATTCGGGATCGTTAGAAAAACTAATAAGGGATTCATCCATCCAACAAGTATTTACAAGATAACCAACAATATGTTGCTTCATTTCTGCATATGAGTTAAACGAAACAATTTCTTTATTGTGCTTAATCTTAAAAATACCACATTGTTCTAATACATCACCCTTATTAATAATTACTTTAGTTGTTCCACTTAGATCAATAGCCTTCATTAAGGCATCTAAATCTAAGAAGTCAACCTTTCTCTTACGGCCAGTCGTTGTACCGTATTCCTTACCAGTAGCCCCAATTATTCCTCTTTCTGGGCATTCCAATAATGAGTTAGGGAATCGTGGATCTTCACCACTACGGGTATCATATGCTTTAGCTACACCGATTACTTCACCAATTTCTCTGTGAGAGAAACCTAAAGAGCAAGCAGCATATGGAAGAGTTTCTGAACTTGTGGTATATGGTGGAGTACCTTGATTTATATCTAACCACATACCTTGAGCACCTTCACATAAGATATGTGATCTATCTTTAAAGTGCATATTCCACAGCAAATCTGTAGTGTTAGACGAAGCATATGAATAATAATCTTTGGCTAGCAAACCATTTCGTAAAGCACGGTCTGCATAGCAAGGAGCAATACCACAACCAGTTGTTCCTAATTTAGCTCTTAAAAATAGATCATCATATTTAATATGATCTTTAGTAATAATATTAGCATGAGGATGAATCTTAAGATACTTCCGTGGATTAAATCCATTCTCTTCCATATACTTAATTTCTTCATTAAGTTTGATTGGATCTACAACACAGTTTGGTCCAATAATAGAAGTAACATCATGGAATACACCACTAGGAATCTGGTGAGTCTTATACTTTTTACCATTCAGATAAACGGTATGTCCAGCGTTTGGACCACCATTCCATCTACATACATAGTTGTATCTCTTCTTACGACTAAGAATTCCAGATACAACCTTACCCTTACCTTCATCACCCCACGCCAATCCAAATACAATATCAGCTGTTAACATCAGTAGTTCCTTCTGCTGGATTATAAATAACTTGACCACCATCGTCAATTGCAAAACCAACTTCTTTCATTCTACCAGTCTTACGATCATAGAATAGTGCAGTAGCAATACCAGCGCGACCAGTTAGACGATTCTTGAGTACACGAATTAGAGTTGTATTCGCAATAGTTTCATCTGCATTCTGACGATCACGCTCAAGAGCAACTACAGTATTTGGTACGGATGACAATGCACCTGAACCACGAAGATCCTGTAGAGTAATACGATCACCTTCTTCATAAGCCTTGTCGGTCTTCTTAAGTTGTGATACAATATCAACATGCACACCAGTACGAACAGCAAGAGATCGTAGTTCTTTCATAAGTGTATCAATAATGATACGCTCTGAGTTACCACCATCAGTATCTTTATCATGCATACCCATAAGACCAGCTGCGGCAGCAGTAATATGATCTAGAACAATCACATCAACCTTAAGACTAACGGCCATGTACTCCATACGAGCAAGTAGATTCTGCATGGCGTTGTTGCCAAGATGATCATAGATAAAGAAGTTAGTGCCACTAAGCTTACGCTTTGCATCAGCATACTCTTCATCAGATAGATCATCAATATAGTCCATGTTGATTGGTGACTTACCAAGCTTAACACGAAGATCATTCATCATCCTACAAGCACGAATAGCACGGACTGGCTTGTTAAGTAACAAGCTAATCATGTCATCCATAGTTTCTTGTGGTGATTCTTCAAGCATGATTGCACCAACTGATCTGCCTTCTTCAAGATGGTGAATGATAAGCTCACGAAGAATAGTAGACTTACCACTACCAGTTCCACTAGCCCATAAAGTAATTTCACCACTACGCTGGCCAATAAGATACTCGCTAAGTGAATCGAAGGGAAACGGGTATACTCTAACATTTGCAATATCCTCTCCGTCATTTACAATTGACGAAATATGTAAAATCTCATCTGGAGAATACTGCTGTGCTTCCCAGATAGCAGAAACAACAGCCTTGCCATTAGCATTCATTAAACATTCATTAGCATCCTTGTAAGGCAACTTAGCAATCTTGCACTTACCTGGTGGTAGTAATTCAGCCACCTGCTTAGTAGCATTTCTGCCGGGTTCATCACCATCAAAGCAAAGTACAATCTCGTTATAACTGCAAACAAATTCATAGTTATCTTTGATTGCTTTGACGGCAGACTGTGCTCCATTAGGAATAGAAACAACTGGCCAAGTACCACCAAGCAATTGATTAACCGTCATGCAGTCAATCTCACCCTCAGTAATAACAAGACGCTTGCCACCGTTCTTCCAAAGATGCTGGCCGAATAACTCTACATTTCGGCTATTACCTTTCCAGAAGAATTGCTTGTTAGGACCACGAAGATGTTGGGCAACAAGTGTACCTGACTTATAGTAGTTTGAAATTTCTACTTCCTTGCCGTTAACCTTAGCTGATTCATAACCATAAAGCCTGCAAGTCTTGTCATCAATATTACGATGAGAAAGGCCAGTTACAGTACCCTTTGTTGGCTTGAATTCAGCACTAGTAAATGTTGTATCTGTTTCCATAGTTCTAGTTACTCCGTCCTTTCCTTCATAGTGTTGACAAGCAAAGCAATACCAATGATCTGTATACTCTGCAAAATTATTACCTTTATTATCAAGCCCAGAAGCAGCACACTTTGGACATTGTGTACGCTTGCCAGTAAATGTACTATTATTCATTAAGACCAAGCTCCTCATCTAGTTCTGCCAGTTTATCAATACAACTTTTACACTTTTCTGGAAGTAACCATGAATTCTTACCGTTGTCAAAGCAATCCCATCTCCATTTCTCAGCAACTTTTTGAGGATCTGCTGGAGATAGCTTTTCACAATAGAGTGCTCTTACTTCATCAAGTTCTTTTGTAAGTTCAATAATAGTTTCGGCCCGTATATCACACATATTGATACGCTTGTTTAGTTCTTCGCGGAGTTGTTTGCATTCACTTTTTAGTTCTTCTATTCTTAGTAAAGCCGAACTCATAGGGTCATCACTCATAGTTTTAATACCTTATCTTTAGATCTAGTCAATATTTCTACTGTTAAAAATCCTTCTTGAGATGACTCAATAATCTCAAGCGACGCAATTCTTTCCTTTTCCGTTCCTCCATAGAACGACATTGAATCACCCGTGCATACAAAAGGACCGCCATCGTAATCAATAAAAGGATATCCATCATTAGAAGTGCCTCCTCTATAATAAGCAGAAGGCCCATCAATAATGTACTTATTTCTGGCAACCTTCGTAACTACTCTAGGCTGTCCATACCTTGATATAATTTTAAATGTTTCATTAATTTTCATAGTTCAACAAGAATCCCTTCTTCATTAGTATAATAAATTTTATCAAACATATTAGTACACCAAGGCATACAATACTTGCATGGCCTTGACATTCCAATATGACCAGTCTTACTAAACCTAGTATTAATAAGAATAAGTTTATCCATACTACATTGAATTTTTCTTACTGCATCTAACTCAGAGTGAAGATAAGGTAACATATAACCAAGTTCAACAGTCTTTGGATGTGTCTTCCAGTTATTAGTACCAACAGCAATTACCTTATTTTTTCTAATAACCAAAGAAATGTGAGCACGATCTCTTTGAACTGTTTCAGAAATTTTACGAGAGAGTTCTATCCAATGATTCATTTACTAATGCGCTCCAGCTTATTGGGAATAAATTACTACAAATTGAACCAACAGCTTTAGCATATACTCTCACTTCTGCCTGTGCCGTATCATGTGACCGAAGCATAGCCATCCTGAGCCACGCATACAATGAACCTGTCCAGATCCACTCTGTGTACATAGCCTGCGGCAGAACAGCCCGTGCTTGCTCAGGACACACGCCACGCTCAAGCAGTCTATCGTACATGATCAAGGCAGCTGAACACATGTTCTTATAATCAAGCATTATTGATGGATCATTAATAACCTTATCAGATGAACCTTGCTTTTTATTTTCAGCCCGCATTCTAAATGCATCTGGAATCCAACAATCTGGAGTAAAGTTAACATAACGGCGACTGATTTCATTCCAAGCAAAACCAACCTGATGCTTTGCTAATTGTCGTGCGATAAAAACAGGAGCCTTAAATCTCATAGAAATACTTGTATGAGAGAAAGGACTCCAATGTTTATGCTTTGCCAAGAACTTAATAAGTTTATCGTTTTGTTCTGGAGAATAGTTTTCAGCAAGTTTATCAAAAGAAACTCTGGCTGCATTAACAACAGAAGCATCAGTACCCATATGATCAATATATTCTACTAACTTATCCATAATTAAATCTCCTTTTAAATCGTTGGGGTGGATTTGCACCACCATTTTTATACACGCTTGGGGTAAATGTATACTGTTCTACTAGCTTAAACTACCAAAGACACTTACTTGGATTTATTAACACCAAGTACAAAGTAACCATCAGAGCTTTTATCAGCCCATTCCTTGGTTACATACATGGAAACGATCTGCGAATCGTCTTCCCATAATTTTCCATTCATAACATCAAACACAGCTTTAGTGTAATTATCCAAGTCTGCTCTTGGATGACTACGCTCTGTTTTCTTTGGCCTCTTTATATAGAGTTCTAGAGTAATAGCTAATGGGCCTGAAAGTAATTCTCTTTCTGTTCCAATTACTTCATATACTTTTGAAGCAGCTTGTTCTCTAAATTCTTTATAAGGACCAGAGTAGTAAGCTCCCCACTTACCTACTCTTGGCCTAGAAGCAGCGACTGGTGATATTTCAAACTTCCATTCCATTAAAACGGAATGTCATCGTCTGTAACTTCTTCTGTCTCTGTAGTTGATGCAGACTTAGTGTTGGTATTAGCACCAACAAAACCACCTTCTACTGGTGCAAAACCACTACCAGAACCACCACCAAGGTTATTCTTTTCAATGATTTGAACACCGTTCAGATATAGACTGAGAGAGTTATCACGACTCAGAACCATTGGCTGAAGCTTTAAGCGAACCTTATCGCCACCAAAAGCAACAACTTCTGTTTCCTTTGCAAGAGCATCTACACAAGGGAACTTAATCTTGTCGATGTGATTCTTGCTCTTAAACTTTACATACTTAACGCCATCCTTATCAACCATACCATTGATCTTCTTTGCTCCACTCTTCTTAAGAATGTCTGCAAGAGTCTTCTGCAAATCCTTATCAGCAATAACGGTGATATTGTGATTAGCAGAGTTTTCTCCAAAGTTAGTATCTGGCTTAAGTAGATTACTCCACTTAACTTCAAGGGTATCAGTTACTAGCGGTGGCAACTTCGCGGTCTTCATTTGAATTCTCCTTATTTAGATTTGCAGTAGCAGTAGACTGAGCAGCAATTAGACGAGTAACCTGTTCATTAATATTAGTTGTAATACCAGTTAGAACTGTGCTAATATTTGAAAGGTATTCAATTACGCTTACGCCAGTTACAGCAGGACCATTATTTGTAGTTTCTGTATTCATTGTTATACTTCCTCCTTTCTGATAGTACCTATCATTAGCCCCAACTATCAGGGCCAGTCGTTATAGAAAACCTTACCATTTCCATCCTTGTCAAGAACTTCAACAGCATTGGCTTCATATGCAGATAATAGACGAAGACCAAGCTCAGACATATCAAGGTCTTTCCATTTGCTTTTAATACACTGTTCAATATTATGCTTCATCCAACTATCATCAGCAACAAAACCATCAGAAGTTGGGTAAAGATCGTTTTGATCAAATGGTTGAGTTAGTGGAAGCCACATTCTAACAGTAAACTTAGGAGTAACAAACTTAAACATTTCTTCAGTAAGTACAGCAAACTTCTTTTGTTCCATATTATACCTCACATATTCATAAGTTCAAGATAAGGATGACCATCAATTACAACGCCACAAGAAATGACTGGCTTCTTAATTAGGTTCTTACCATAAGCCATTTCATATCTACTTTTGTCTACACCACACCCAACATCCATTCCAAAAATCCTACGATCAGGGCCACAAAGCCAATTGATGCCAGCAATAGAATGGTGATGTCCCATGCAAATGGGGAATGCCGACATCTTAGCCGTATTAAAAGCTGGATATTGAGAAGAAGACCCAGTACCGTGTTGATAGCGAACGCCGTCAATAATATGAGCATACATCCACTCCCATTTAGTTGTGCTATAAACTTCATTATAAGTCTTCAGATAAAAATCTGGAATACCCATATTTGAAGCTAACCTATAAACTCTTTCGTCGTGATTACCAATACAAACCTTTAACTCAGGAAATTCTTTTTCCCATTGCTTAATGCAAACCATAGCCTTCTTGTATTCAGTAACAGCACCCTCGTTTTCAGGATGCTTTGCATGAAACGAAATGCAATGGTGATCAACAACATCACCCATATGAACTACTTCATTACACTTGTACTTATCACGAATCTTTTTAACAAATGTAAAGTAATTCTTGTGAACTGCAGGAAAATGCGTGTCACCTATAACTAAAACTCTAGACATTATTAATCCTCATTTATATAGATATTGATGTTCATATCAGTTTGTTCTGGAACATCTTTTAATATCATTTCGTTATGACAGTTATCCAAAAATATAGCACCAAATCTTCCAGTTGGAAACCACAAGTTTATGGTTTTTTTTACTTGATCAGACAAAGCCAAATCAACCACACGCTTAACAGCATTTTCCATATCACCTTCATTTTGTACCTTTATAATCTTTCTTTTCTTTTTCTTTTTTGCCATATAATTCCTTAGTGAAAGAAATACTCTGCTTCAAGAACAGAAGAAATATTTAAAGATCCAATTAAAGGTGTACTTGGAAGTTCAACTCCTAATGAATTCTCAACTTCTAACTTTAGTTTTTCAAGTAAAGGTTCTTTATGCATAGCATAAAACTCTTCTCTTGTGTATTGTCTCATTAATGGAACATATGGAGCAGCACACCCATATGAATCATGGACAAAACTAAAATTAGTAATACCAGCCGTAAGCATTTTATCCATAGTCATCCACATATGACTTGCATCAAGACTGTGAATGTAATTTGGACTTACTGCCAAGTTAACTTGAGTATCATCAATCTGACTTGAATCTGTAGAACCAAAATGAAGTTCCTTCATGTTGAACAACTTTGCAATTGATCGCCTTGTTAGAATTTCATAATACTGATGGACAACTTTAAAACCACATGGAGTAGTCCACTCAAGATTCTTACCCATATTGCTTGCTATATCAGCAATTTGCTTTAGCCATACCTTACCATAATTTGCATTAGTTAAAGTATTCTTTAAGCACTTGTCAATATAAGTAGCCAGTTCCATAACTGCACCAGCAATACGATCCTTGTTAACCCAATCCAAATGACCTTCAGTCTTACAATATCTGCGAATACCGTAGAATGTAACACCATATGGATCTGTCATAACAGCTCTCTTACATACTGATCTTGGTATTTTGTTATCCCAATGATTTAAAAATAACTGTGCCCAATCCTTTGTATCTGGATCTGCATTGTCATCTTTAGAATCCTTTGACATTGAATTAGTCATAGAATCAGCAACAAAACCATATAAATCTTGTGGGTCTTTATGCCCAGTAAGATTTACTTTGTAAGCAAGATCAACATCACGCATAATAGCAGCCCAATGTTGAACACCATTACATGAACCATCAATTTGAATTGGTAGTTGAGTAAAACCATCTGTTCTACAAAGTTCAAAGATTGCAGCTAGTCTTTGAAAACTAGGGTTCTTTTTCTTTTTGTCACTAACCCAAAACCATCGTGTTTCAAATGGATCTTTTGCAGTATCTTGAATAAGATCAAGATTATCATCAACCCATTTAATACGATCTGCAAATGGTAGCTTATCTTGATCAAACAAATTAGCAAGATGAACCTTTAACCAGTATCTACCGTTTTCAGTTTGCTTTATTGGTTTAGCAAAGTGAATTAAACTGCGATCAAAATCTGAACTCTGTGGTGACAATAAATCACAAGCAGTATAAGCACGACCTCTAAAGTCACATGTATAGATGTGATAAAAGAAACCCCACTTCATCAAATCATTTGCAACCTTAAGCCTTACCAACATACGACCACGGGATCGTTCTTCTTTATACCAAGAAGACCAAGACTCTTCTTTACGCTGACACCACTTAGCCTTTTCTTCTTTTGTTCCAGTTTCAGGATAAGCTTCACCAAAATCAAAAGCATCAAAGTTATACGCTGGAAGATTAGCTTCCCTTGTATTGTTGTGGAACATTGCATTCATTACTGCATAGACTTTATAGTTAATAGCCCACTCAGTATGCATCAATGCGTTCAATCCACGAATAACCATTTCACTAGGAGTTGAGTTTTTCTGAACAACAGTTTCATCCCAATGAACATCTCTAAACTTCTGAACAACTGGCTTACGAATCCAAGGCATTAAGTTACCACCGGATGAAGTAACAGTATGTTCAGCAGGAGGAACAATCATAGGACGATACAATAGACTTGCTCTTGAGATCAAATCCTTGTGTCTATTATGAAGCTCCTGAAGAAGTTCATCAGTAAAACTTACAACAACTCTTTCATACCAACGATTACCAATACGCTTTCTAAAGTTTCTGATGATGATGATATTACTCATCTCAGCAATGCGAAGCATATGATGACCAAAATCTTCTCGTTGCTTTCTAGTAAATTGCTTTTTGTTGATGCAATTCATTTTACCAGAAAAAGCACGGCATCGCTTAACAGTCCAATTCTTTTGATAATGAGACTGCTTTAACCAATCATCTCTAAAATCTTTCTTAGCTGCTTGATATGAAACAATATCAATAGCCATGTTAGAAATCTGATGAGCCATATGCTGTGCAGATGGTAAAGGCAGGCTGTGAATATCTCCATCCTTACCATCCATCTTACGATCCCAAGTATTTGAGTTAAACCACTCAAGCATTAGACATCGGATAGTAATGTCAGCCATCTTACCAGCACCAACAGCAAACAAAGGATATGCCCAATCAGGAGTCTTACGATTCTTTGAAACCATGTCAATCCACTCTTGATAGAATGGAGTGAGATGAATAACGCAACTATCTAATAGACCCTGTTCAGGATATCCTTCGTCAGGCGATCTGTTATACTCTTCCCAATATCTATTGTTGGAAAGATTTAACATTTCTTCTTCAAGCATTGCTTGATAGTTTTTTCTACTCTCCTGAACTTCTGGCTTTAGTAAATCCCATAACTCAGGCATAGTAACCTCCTATCAAAGAATTTCAATATTTTTCTTAATAATTTTAGCAATATCCTTAAAAGTATAATGCTTATCGTAATCACCATCATTTAAACCTGACAGATGAATACCATTTAACCAACCCTTATTGCTTGACATTCCAGCCCAATTCTTAACAGCAACCGGAAGAAAATCCGTTTGATTACCATACTTAAAGCAAGAAAAGGTTTTATTTCCATCATACTTTGGATTAGTAATCTTGATAGATTTCTTTTTCTTTTGCTTACGATCTTTGTCATATAGATCGCAAAGAACTCCAAGACAACAGAAACAATCATTCTCAGATCTAAGGGCAAACCGACCCTGCTTATAGTCACCAGATTCAAGAGCCTTAATCCACATATTTGCAATCTTTTTATCCATATATCACCTTCATAATGCGTTATAGGTATGCGCATCCCACCATCAAATTAATGATTAGACAAGAGTAAGAGCGTGACGGAAAACCTTCATAGTATCATCCTGAGTAAGTCCTGCAAGATTATCCCATGCACGATTCTCAGGCTTTGCCACGCGACCTCTAGCAGCAGTACGATGCTGAATAAACTTGCTAACAGCATTAGCAGCCATCCAGATACTAGCTCTACTCTTAGTCTCATCCCTTTCACGGTCAAAGGTTTCAGACCAATTAGATACAGCCTTTAAAGCATTGTCGTAATTATTCTGTTCATGTCCATTGCTTGGATTAGAAACAATAGGAGCCTCAATCATACCCCAAACATCCATCCAGAACTTCTGGATATCATTCTTGGTAAGTTCACGGCTTGCAAGAGCATTAACAGTCTCACGGAAGAACTTACCACTAGACTTGAATTCACGAAGTGCTTCACGCATTGCATCCTTCTTGTCTTCCATAGTAGAACCCTTGTGAGTAATTCTAAACATATTCTTTCCACGGCGAGCCTTGGCAATTGCCATGCTAAGAGTATTCTGACAAACAATACGAACACTTGTTGGCAAGGCAGAGAAAGCAATACTACCATCATGGCTATTGATTAGACCCATGTATTCCGTAACAGTATCGCCACTAGAGCCAGCAACATCAAAGGTATCACCACGAAGAAGAAGAACAACCTTGCGACCATTCTTAAGACTAAGCGCAGACTCAACCTTAACATCATTACTAAGTTCATAAGCCATTTCAAAGTGTTCCTTATTCTGAATCACCTGATAATCAGCTGACTGAACACTAAGAATTTCCTTCGTATCTTCACGAATAAGAGCAGCGTAATCAGTACTAAAAACATCATCACAGTTAGGAATACTAGCCTTGATAAACGAAGACTTGTAAACATTCCAGTCAAGACCAGCAGCCATCAAGGCATCATTAGGCGACATATCCGAATCAACAACAGTACCAAGACGATGCCATGCAGCAACTCGGTTAAACACAGCAGTATCCTTTTCCATAATCTCGTGAGCCATTATAGCACACCTTTCTGCATCAACAGATGCTAATTAGTAATCAGAACGATCACGAACTTTAAAATCTTCTTTAACACGATCTCTTTTTTGCTTACCCCAGCCTTTATTCTGTTCTTTCTTTTTATACTTGTATCTGTCTTTATCTTTGTTTCTACTTTGTTTCATATAAACTCCAATAGTGAGGCTACGGAGATTCGAACTCCGGCCAAGAGGATGAAAGCCTCCTATCCTAACCACTAGACGATAGCCCCAACATGACCAAGGTGGGATTCGAACCCACACTACAAACATTTTAAGTGTCTTGACTCTGCCGTTGGTCTACTTGGCCGTAGTATTTAAATCTTACCATCAAACAAATCATCAAGTTGCTTAATAATTTTTTCAGTATTCTTTTTCTTAGGCTTCTTCTTACCAAAGATAGCCTCATAGTTCTTATCGTATTGCTTCTTATCCAATGGACGATACTTATCACCCTTACCAGCTGAATGCTTGCCGCTCATTATATCACATCTCCTTTCGCTTGTCAAGTTTCTTTACTTCATAATTGTCTGGATGAACAGTATGACTTCTACGCCACTTATCGGCCTCTTTATCAGATTCCCAATAAGCAATATCGTTTTTATTTTCCATCATCCAATCTTTTAGATTTTTACACCATAGACCATATTTCATAAAGCGTTCCTGAATGGAATCGAACCATTAGCCTTAGCATTAGAAGTGCCACGCTCTATCCAATTGAGCTACAGGAACACATAAATCAATCACCTTTATATGGAGGAGTAGACTGAACAAAACCATTCAACTCCTTCATAACTGATTGATAAATTGTAGTCACAGCATTGCAAAGACGCTCATCAACAACAGACTTAATTAGATCATTAATATAACGCATATCGTTATTATTAATAGTACTACCGTTCTGCTTAAGTTCTTCAAGCTTATCTCCAACAACATCATTAACCATAGTCTCGACTTCAGAAAGAATATCTTCCTTCATGTCTGAGATATTGGAATCAACCAACTGCTCAGTCTCATAACGAATGTTTTCAACATCATCCCTAAAGTCACTAAGTTCGGTTTCAATCTTCTCATCAATAAGATCACCGACAGTATCCTTAATCAGTTCATCAAGCTGCTCTGCAAAAGTACTCATTACACTTTCCTTTCAAATAGAATTAAACAACAAAACAATAGTAGGGATGGTGGGACTCGAACCCACATGTACGCGATTATAAGTCACGGCCTTCCTCCAGTTCAGGCACATCCCAGTAAATCAAGGTTCTGTAGCATTATCCTTAGCATACTTGTGGCACGCTTCGGAAATGTTGATAGCGAACGCAGGATCAAATGATTCGATTGACTTAACAATTGCATTTTCATCAGCATCATATTCAATAATAGACACATCAGATACATCAACATCACCAAGTTCCCACTCCCAATCTTCATGGACACCTGTAGCACCATAGTAATCATACCAACCAATACCATTATCTACACGATACCAGAATTCAAGGGATCTAAAGTTAACTAAGTAATCAATACAATTAATATTAATATTGATTTCCTCATAGTCTCTAAATAACTCTTTCATAAGATTCTCCATAAGTGCCCCCTGTAGGGATCGAACCTACGACCTATTGATTAAAAGTCAACTGCTCTACCAACTGAGCTAAGAGGGCGAGTATTGTGGTCCCTATCAGTAGCCCCAACTTTAGGGATAGAAACCGATCAGATTACCATCCTTATTCTCAAGCCAAGACTTAAAATTAAAAGCGTCTGACTCATCTTCAAAGGCATCAATAACCTCGACATTATTCGAACCGTTACCATAAGAACGGCGGACCTCATACCATCCAGTATTAACCTTCATAACATAGTAATTAATCATTGATAATTTCCTTCATATCAAACATAAAATCTTCTGGAGACTTACCAAGAAGATAATAATGGTGCGGCATAAACTGAGCAACATCCTCCCAAACAAGAGCGTCGTCAAGAAGCATCATATCTAGACGATGAACCCAATCAACATACTTGATATCCATCATCTGAATCTTCTTCCTTAAAAGCATTAAGCAAATTAAAATATGTTTCGCCCTTTTCAGTTACACTATAGTAATCAACACCATTTTCATCCCAACTAACAGAAACAAAATCATTAATCAACAGCCAATCAAGAGCATCATTAATTTCTGCTTCAGACATTTACCACCATCCTCTCAGATGAAGATTGTTATCAAGACAAACATTAAAAAACTTAAGAAGGTTACGAACCTCATCAACAGTATGGGCATAATCAATCTGCTTTGTATTGTAAAACAACTCATTCAAAAGTTCCTGTGCTTTAGTGTCATCAGGATTCTCGGTAAAGAACAAGGCAAATTGATCAGCAAGTTTACGAAGATCATCAAATGGAACAACTTCCTGATAAAGAGTAACTTCATCACCAGTCATCCATTGAACAAGAGACTCGTAGACCTTACCACGAAAACTAGTAGTATCAGTATGCAACTCACCACCACAAAGCTTAATCCCAGCAAACAATTCGGGATCAGCATTCTTGGTTTCCATTGCGTAAATATCAAGACCCACTATAGTTCTCCCAAAAATATTGGTACAGTTCATTACCAAACTCATCATCTTCTGTCGGCTCAATATGAGAGCCATAGATATCCTCAATGTGATCAATCTCAACATGAGGAGCACCATCAGGGTCTTCAATATGACTCAGGTGAGCAATATACTCATCACCCATATATTCAAACTTATGTTGACTGTTATCCATTCTTAACCTTCCTTGAAAAATCTGCCTTCCATTGATCCGCAATGCTAGGATACTGAATATTATTACGCATAATAGGAGCATACACATCCAACTTACCATCAAAGTGATCCTTCTGTGTCTGATTCCACGAATCATACAGATCACCCCAACGATAATGCTTACCATTCAACTTCTTATTAACCTTCAACTTAAGCAGTCCCATCGGTATTCTCCTTATATTGCTTGAGATCATACTCCAACTTACGAATCTTATCAAGTGCAACTTCAAGGTTACGCTTATAGAAATCAATAGAGTCTAGAATATTAGACAGGCATCCAACATATTCCTCTCCAGCACCATTGATACCATAAACCTTACGAAACACAGCTGGATTAACATTTCGTGGATTGTCGTTAGAAAGACTGTTGAACACATAATATTCAAACAAGAGCATAAATATCCTTTGTATTGATCTTAGATTCTGCCGAGAACATAACAGCAACTTCAGTATAAGTAACCATAACAGATTCCTGACCAAGTTGCTTACAAAGTGTATTGATTAGAGCCTGAACACAAGCATCAACTTCTTCTTGCTTGTCATAGGTAATACTAACCTTCCACCATTCATCACATTGAACCTTGGTATCACTCATCTTATAGAATCCCTGTCCCTCAACAACAGAACATCCACCAAAGTGAGTAGACACATACCAAACAAAGGTTTCAAAGATAGACTGAGCAACATCAATCTTAGCATACTGATTATCATGCTTAGGAATAATCACACTAGTTTCAGTCGGCATTCTCAATCTCCTTTACTTCATAGAAACCATCATCATTTTCAACAAGTTCATACTCGGTATCCTCAAACATCTCTTGAATACCAAACATCTCAACCAACTCAGCAGGAATAGGTTCATTATTGATCTCATACGATTCCTCGTAGATACCATCAAGATCAGTACCATACTTACCAACAAAACCCATACCGGGTTCGTAAAAATAAGCAGTAATATTCCAACCATCCTTAATCATAGCCTCATAGACTTGCTCAGGAGGACACCAAGCAGACTCAAAAGAAATCTCAAGATAATCATTACCAGTCCTGCCATCAGGAAACTTCATCCAAGAAATACCGGATGCTTCCCACTTGGTAGACCACTTATCAATAGCCTTGTTATAGTCCCATTCACCAATAGGAATAATATGTTCAAAGAACACATCAAGAACAAGAGCATCCCTAAGACCAGCAATCTTCTTAGGATCAGAGTGCTTTGCAACAACAGTATTCATACACCAATTAGGCATTTGCGTTATCTCCAAGATAGAGTTCAAGATCATCACGGTGAACACACACAACATCAACACCAACAACACCAAACATTGCTTGCATTGCTGCACGATTAGCATCATACTTAGTATCGTGATAACTGAGAGTACGCCACTTGCGATCATCAGCAGTACGATACACTACCCACCAATCCATATAAGTATTAGGTGCACTAGTTTCCATTTGCCAACTCCTGATAAGAATCCCACAAAGAACGAGGAATAGAAATCACAACATAATCATCTTCTTCAGCGATCAGTTCTGATTCAACAATACAATCAACAGCAGCATAAGCTGCCCAATAATCATTGTCCATTTAGGTTTCGTTTATCCTTGTAATAAAGAAACAAGATCAC